TTACACTATGTGCTAGGTTGCAACCCTAAAGTAGTAACTAGAGGCATACAATGCGTAAGGGTCCGAGGATTCCGTTTAAACGCGCCTGACTCCATCTCGTGCGTGACTGCTTTCAGCTTCAAAAGTGTGACGACCACAGTCTTCAATGGGGTTCACTACCAGATTAATTATAAACGACGATAATCTGAAACGTCATAACTCCACCTATAAAGAAAAAATGAAAAACTAGATGGAATTTTTCAGAAACCGTGAGATCAAAGATCTATCATCCTTGATTGACCTGGGCACATCTTGCTCCAGAGATTCAATTTCGAGTTCAATTGGAACTCGCTCACGGCGAACGGGCACCGCCACGCTGGAAGAGGACGACGATGAGCTTGGACTCACCATCACCCCATCCCTACTTGGCGGCTCCTCCACGGTGGCAAACAGCTTCCTGTCCCGACGACGCTTTTGACGCGCCTCAAGGAACTTAAGATACAATACCTGTTCATCACCAAGAAGATCCTCATCAGGACGTTCTGAAATATAGTTGGGCTGTGCCTCCGACATTACTGTCTGCACAACATCTCCAACCATTGATCGAAGAGTTTCATCCACCTCAGCATTACTCTCATCCTTAGAGAACAACGCCTTGAGCATCACCTCCTGGCGACGCTCCCGCTCCTCAGCGAGATGTTCAACCCGACGAAGACGATCTTCCACCGTCACCATCTCACGCTCAAGAGTGATAGGGTTGGAGGTCACATTACCCCCTAAACCCAAAATCCAAATGTCCCATGACCACGTGCTTGAAGCACCGTAAGCCACAGGCAAAAGAATACCACTCGTCGTGTCCGGCGTGGTGAAAAAAGCTTGACACACATACTCAGACCCCCCAGTCTGAGTACCACCAGTTGCCCATCCTAACAGCGATGTAGCCACAGTATTTCCGTTGAATCGGTTAATAGCTGTGGAATTTCCCACATTTGCAGCGTTGTTGGTTGAGGTCACTGCGACATTACCTGCCGCACTGAACGTGGTCGCTATAGCCAGATAATTACCTGGACACAGCAATGTGTTATTTGGAATGAGCGTCACATTCGCTCCTGACGAATTACCGGGATTAGGCACAAAGTACCCACCCCCCCATGTGGCGGGGTTCCCGAACGTGGCTCCTGTAGAGGAAGTGAAATTAGTGACGGTCGCAACACCGCCAGTACTCACCGTTCCTGTCACATGCTGAGTGAAAATAGTTGAGTTAGTAGAGGTTTCCCCCGTTGGCCACAACATTTCAATATCATATGTGATCCACAACTCACCAATGACCACAGAGTTGGCTGGCTGACCAGCTGTTGCCAACTGGAAAATACCTGGACCAAACTTCTGAAAGTCACCAAGTGATGTCAACGACGCTGTCGTTGTCGCTCCTGGAGCGATTGTAAACACATTGAACTGATTCTCAGCATAAGCACACTCCACAGGGAATATAGCATGCTCATAGGGGGTTAAACTCTTTGAAAATTGCTGCTGCTGCATAACGCGCTTGTTTGGAAACGCAACATCATACGTATCATAGTCAGTTGCACCTGACACTGATCCCACACCAAGTGTGGATGCTTGCGCCGTACCAGACAAAGGCACGTACTCGAAGCAGCAGCCATGAAGTTTGAACTTCTCATACATCCTCGCCATCTGCGAGAGCCACGGAAAAACTGCTGGATTTCCGGGATTGATGAAATAAGAAGTATTTGTGAATGCGGTTGTTGAAACAACATCTTGGATGTACTCGCGATGTCGAAGGCGTACGGCTGCACCATGCGGCCCGGAAAATGACGCAGTAGCGTTGGTATTGAAACCAGACGACTTGTCAATAATTCCGAGCAATGAATTCTGATTCATCCCCGAGGCGGCTGCTTTAGCCTCCCCATACTCTCCAAATCCGATGAGTTTCGCAAACCATGAAGCAGCATTGCCCAACGCAGTTCCAGCACCTGGAATACCGGTTGCCGATCCAAGGGCAGCGCCCAAAGTCCTTGCGCCCTTGTTAACCGCTCCTGCACCCTCTGAAGAGTGAGTGAAGGGCGTGGCAACTGCTCGAGCAATATCGCCAATTGAATAAGCTCCATGGCCTCCCATCTTTTTGGGTTTACCACCTCCAACAAGGTGCCCTCTTTTGAGGACATTGAGAACTTTTCTCTCAGCTTTCTTCACTGCTTTTCCTGGCTTAGGCATTGCAAAACACAAACAACAAAAAATGAGTAATATCGTCAATAAATGACTCACACACAAACGTTTAAAGCGGATGTCAGACACCGGTTTCGCTTTTACGACCCGACATTGTCGTCGCTCATGTGTATGTTCCGTCTTACACGAGATGCATGATCCCTCCGGGTTCCCTAAATAGAGTCCCAAGATGTCACGATCTGGGCGGACATTAGCCATCACTGACTTAATTGTAACGTCTCCTTCAAACGGTACCTCATTGCCTTCGATATCATACGAAGGACTTAAATCTTTTCTGCGAAATTGAAGAATCCACTCAATGTACTGCCGCAAGCGTAGACGCACATCTGGCGCCCAAAAACCCTCAATTAAGAGAGCTGTCGCTCGCATGAGGCTCCACCGCACATCTTGCGTGGTCGTCCCATACATTTGACTGCACAGTACTTTTTGTGGGTCGGCTTGGGGTACCCAAACACCATATTCCGACATGTGAAACTTCTGTGAAAGGAAACTTAACTCACCCAAAGGATGGTAGTTCCAATCGCCTGTTTCAGTGGTCATACGAAAACCGAGATCTTGCGAAAATTTCGCCAATCTCTCGGGTCGCAACCACGAGGCAACCTCATCTGAGTACATTGCGGTGTCATCATCACCATACAGTGCAGCCTCCACATTTTCATGATAGTGCTCGTACGTAGGCATCTGCCCCACGCCGAACTTCTCTTCATACGCACAACAAAAAGCATAAGCTCGCACAAGATATAGACCAATGGTATTATCCACGACGGTGTTACCCGATCCAGATGGATTTCCCGTTGTCTTCTGCACCAACATACCGTTTGTCAACACCATAGTTGACCAAATAATCTCACGATATAAGGTAGCAAGTCTTGCGCGCGAAGCTTCATCCTGCAAACATAATTGTCGCATCTCCAAAATTGTGGTGAGCAGCAATTCATTCATCGAGCTGTCCCATTCCTTGGCATCCAAACAAAGACCCTTAGTGAATTTACCACCTCGCGATATCCTGTTGGCCAAATCATGCCAGCCACGATAGAATTTGCACATACCCACCGCAGAGAACCATCCCCGCTGGCACTTGCGCCCTTGGTATAGAACTTAGCGTTCATATCCCCACATAGGCGCACAAGTGCATGCGTGTGTTCAGTTGGTGATGCACAAAAAGTGCGTTGCCCAAGCACGAGTATTTTCTCGAATGGTCGATTTTCTTCCTTAACGGAATCGGTCCAAACGGGCACCCATGAGGTGCCATCCTCCAAGCCTTGGTAATACACTTCACTTTGCAAGAATCCATCAACACTCATAAACTCAGCTTTATCTCCATACAATTCCGACCAATAATAACCTGGACTAGAATGGTGATTTTTCATCTCATCCCATGCTTGTACAGATGTGAGCTCCGATGAGCCACACATGATCGGATAATATTGATAATACATAAATCTAACAGCCTGCAACCACGCCCTCTGATTCGGGGGCACTATCTGTGGTTTAGCATACTTCATAACTGATCGCAATTCCGCTTTGGGGTTACTCCATCCATGCAAATATCCATGTGGAAAAGGCATTTGATACGTGTCCAGAAACTGTCTGAAATCCACGTCATAGCCTTTCACAGGTTTACTACTTGGCACTCGGGTTGTTTGCCCCAAATACAGAAATGCTCCACTATCAAAAAGTTTATTGTATTCTAACATTGATTCTACTGTTGGTTGTCGAAAGTCCGTATTTTCTTTCAGCAGAGGTTTTCCAACATAAGCCTCTGCCAACCGCAGCCGATCTTGGATCGACTGTACGGGCGGACTTATAAGTTTTTCTGGCGACCCACCACAGACTGAACAAAATCAGCTGTGATGAGACGACCACGGTTCGCTGGTTGATCACCAACCCGCGCACCAATGAGATGAAGAGCAACCACCTTCCCGTACTCATCAAGCACAGGAGCAGAGCAAAAGCCATCATCAGTTGGACATGTGTACTGCATCTCAGTTTCCCTTAACGCAGTAATCACACCTGGATACACTCCCTTTCCAATAGGTCGTGCTACACTGACAACAGCTCCCACTTTTGGTGGAGCCCCAATTTGAAAATGTGGAGTAGCAATTTGAGGAACAATAAAAGTGACAAAATCCTCCCACACACCATTAACTTTCGCTCGATATATGGTTTTCCTGTCAACCTCATACTCAACGGCTTTACCATCTTTCTGAATTTCCACCGACACACTCATGATTTCAGTACTGAGCCGCCCATGATCTGGTAGTGGAACGGCAGCATCATTTGATCCTTGAACCAATGAATGATACGCTGCCCACCAAAAACCACACAAGGGGATACAATCCACCTCTTGAATGGTACCATCACGAAATCCGACTCGAAAAGAACCTACTTTCTTCTGCGCTTCCTCACACACCCCCACACGACCAACCATCATCTCGCGATCAGTCTTCTTTGGTAATTGCTTAACACCCAACTGCTTCATCGGTGCATGGTATCTACCACACTCACCATCACATTTGGTGTCAACACACTTCGGTTTCCAGATTGGGCACTTTCCCCAGACATGATCTCCATCACATCCAGGAACTCGACACACCTTCTCACTCCTTGCAGCTTTCTTTGAAACTTTCGATTTAACTACTGGTTCCTGCTTTACTGCAACCTGGGCAGCGAGCTGAGCTTGTAACGCAACGACAAGTTCTTCCAGTTTCTTCTCCGCTTTCGCTGGAGTAACTGGTTGGACTTTGGCATCACGCACAGGCTCATCACCATCCTCATAGTGAACTCGTTGACCTTTTGAGTTAAAAGATGAAACACCTTCTGCTTCATTGATTCCCAAATAATCATCGACAAACTGCTTTGTGGACTTATCCTTCATTGGATCATTCCCCATCAAAAGCGGTGCATCAGGATCACTTCCATTGAAGTTGAAACCGGCACCATATCGACTCATTGAGTAATCAACACGATAGTCATCGTAATCAGAACGGTCTTCAAACCACGGCACATCACCATCTTCAAATGTTGTAATTTTACCATGATCATCATAAGTAACCCAATCAGTTTTATTTCGCCCCTTACGAACGAATTTCACAATTTTCCCACGTTTCTTACCACCTTTCTCACGTCTTGTTCCAGATATGACCTGTTTCGGACTAACAATGATCGAAGCTTTCTCCTTTATATAAGAAGGAACTTGATCAAGTTTGTCCTCAGGGCCCATCACCAGAGCAAACGCATCAGGCAAATCTTCACGTGAAAAAATGCGAAAAGCAATGTCATCATCATCAGATGCAAAAACGATATACCATTGGTCGAGCGCAGCATTTCGCCACACAGTTGCTGTTTTTATCCCAGCCTCTCGACACATAGATTGTCGTTTTCGCCTCATCAAGACAATGACCATCAACAGCGTCAATATGATCACCACACCAGTGGCAGCCACTTTCTTTTTGTGGTTTTTAATACCATCAATCAACGACTGTACCATAGACCGGTCACCCAAGGTGACACCCTGATCTAGGATTTCTTCTGCTTGAACATCAGGAGGAGGCTCAACCCCTTCCTTCTGTAATTTCGAAGATAGGAACTCATCAACGCGCTGCAAATCATCAGTCACCACTGATAAATCTGCACCAAAGAAATTTGCCAGCATCAAACCCGCCTTACACGAGCCTAACGCCATGCCAATTCCTGCTGATATCCCACCATACGCCCTCAGAGCTGCATGCCAGCCTACTAAGGCTGACCCTGCAACACCAAATAGTGCGGCGAGATTGCGCATTGCCCACTCAAGATCATCAAACTCTCGTGTCAAAGCCCCTGTCCTCAGATTGCGAAGGAAAGTCTCACGACTAACCTCCGACTTACGACGTGTTTGTCTTTGCTGCATGATTGCTTTCACAATCAACATTGCCACAGCTGCAACAAGCGCTCCAAGCCCCGTCACAATCGCCAACACTTCCATAGTGTTGAGCGAATGGATGGCATGCTTCAGCGCCTCCTTGGCCATAGCTGGAACATCCTTCGCAGCTCCGACAGCTTGTTCCCACATGTACTTACGCACACGTGGTACAACAAAGCTTCTCACCAAAATTGTGAAAAAACACGCACCCACGGCAACGCCCACTGCGAATTGCGCCATGAATGGAGAAAAAATAGCCGGTGCTATCGTTTGGACAGCAAACAAATGCGGTCCAAATGATAACATTGACTCACCAGCAAGCAACTTAGAGAAAAAACTCTGAGACTTAAGCTCACTGGATTTTGGAATTTCATCAGTTGATGATGACGACGCTGAGTAGCCTATACCACTCTTATCATTTTGGCCTTTCGCCTCCACAGGATCCGGACGACCTTGCTCGTTTTTACCGAGCCCACCGCCCTGCCATCCCATTTTCTTCATGATTTTCGTAGCCACCGATTCTTTCACCTGTCGAACTCCCTGTTGCTGCGCTGCTGTTATCACACGCGCTTTCCAAAAGTCAAGGTCCTCCCCTTCTGCTATCACTTCAGCAGTATATGAATCCGGATGAACAGAATTAACTACCACAGTTTCTCCCGACACACTATCATGCAGTAACAAGTTCAATTGAAACATTGTCAAAGCTGCCATGACGGTCGAAATACACGAATAGTCTTCTTTCACTCTCGGCATCACACGCTGAATACGTTGACGCATTGGAAAAGGCATCTCATGCCAATGGATTTGCAAACAAGGATCATATCCTGTGAAACCAACTTCTTCTGAGTAGAACACATAGTGCCCTCGGATACCCACCGCCCTAACTGAATGCATATTCATTGGTACGGACGATGGACTTGAACTCGAAGATGACGACGACATTCCCTTAAACGTGGTTAACAAACACAATATTTC